ATTGCCTGCATGTGCTGGAAGAAGAATCGCAGCGCGTTCGGGCTCTCCGGTGAGAGTGTGAAGTTGTTGTGAATGGGGCGGTCGGCGTATTCGCCGCTCTCCACCATGAACTTCACCTTAAACATCTGCTTACCCGATGACGAGGTCGTTGAGTCAGCCGTCTTCACAATAACGTCGTACCAACCGACGGGGAGTGGTTGAAGTTGCTTCCCCATCGCCTGCATCAACGCACCGAAGTCGACAGCATCAGGTGATGTCATTCGTCATTCCTTTCTTGACTGCGATAGTTACTGCGTGATTGCTTGTGGGGCAGTGTCTGATTCACCGATCGTAGGCAACGGACCGAATATGGAGTCAAGCATCCACGACACGTTCACTTGCCCATTTTCCAAGTATTCAGGAAGACGACCCTGTACACGTTCACCCGCCTCGAATTGAATGTGCTGACGTGTCAACATCGATCGCACAAGTCTTGGTGGCTGTGTTGGGTCATCACCGGATACGTGTTTCACGAACAAGTATCCCACCACATCGATGAAGTACGGCAGCGTGGTGCGAAGTTGTCCTTGTACATACGGCTTCCACTTGCCGTCACGAAGCTCGGTCATAGCGGTTAGAACAACGGCGGTTAGTGGGTTGGTAGGATGCTCGGTCAGGTCACGAAGCTGACGGATCAACGACTCCATGTGCCAGAGAAGCTGTCCCCACAGTTGTTGATCCATTGCAGGTGAGCCACCGTTGATGCTATCTTTGCATCGTTTCTGGATTTCACTGATGCTATCAACGATCGCTGATTCGAATGGATGCTGACCGAGTTGTAGCCAATGTACCGCGTTCATTAGAGTCGCGTAGTCACGTACCACGGTAACACAGGTATCCCACGTTCCATCATACGCAGGAGGCGGCCCATCCATCGGATTCCAAAACACCTTATTCACCATCAGAAACCGGTGAGCAGCTTCCGCATCGAGTAGAAGTCTCGGTGCTGGAGCAGTAGCGGCCAGAGTGGTCTTTCCCACCTTGGTGTCGGCGTGCACTAAGAGTGACAACGCGCGACCTCTTACTCCCATTCCGTCTCCGTCTCTGTCCGTCTCAACGCCAGCACCTCAATGAACTTGAGTGCGATGGACGTAGCAACGATCGTATCTCAAGAATGACTACACTGCAAATCATCAGATAACGCCGTTATTTCCGTTATCGTCCTCGTAACGTTCGTATGGATCACGATGTACGTATACCGTATCGAGAAAACCGCGCCACGTTTGCTCAGGCGAATCGTCCATCATCGGACATACTTGCACGAAAGGACATTTCCAACCACAGTCACGTGTGGGATGCGGATACACCCAATAACGTTGATCTCCCCCATTGTCGAGTTCACGTCGTGCTTCGAGTATCTCTTGTATCCGACGATGTGTACGCATCCACATCGACTCGAGTGCTTGATCATTGTGATGAATCTCTACACGACCATAGAAGGGCGGTTTTGCCGTTGCGGTCCTCTTTACCTTACGTAGCATGGTATAGAGACCACCAACCGTTGGCTCAGATGGAGCCTCACCCTTCTTAGCGATCGCGTCGAGACGTTCGAGAAGCATGTAGAACTTCATCTGTTCGTCGAGTGGAAGCAGTGATGGACCTGTGTTGAGATCTGCAGCGGTCTTGAAGTCCTCGAAGAGTCGAGTACCGTCTATCTCACGATAGACGCGTTTGTCCAACTTACCGCGTAGATTGACACCCGGTACACCTGACGCAACCTCAACGACCACCTCAGCGCCCGCAAAGCGAAGACCCTCGTCGGCTCCAGTCTCTCTGACCCACGCGACATACCCTTCCACCATCGCGTGCATAAGTTCGCGTTCACTCTGAACCTTCTTACGGAGAGCGGGTTCGAGAAAACCGCGACGCGCTTCACGCGTAAGTAGTTCGTGTACCGTTTTTGTATACAACTCGTCGAGAACATCGAGAGGATCTTCGTGATTCTGATACCATCTCTCAAGAGCTTTGTGTACACGTGTGCCGATAGCAAGCGCACCAGTAATCGGTACGTCACCATCTGCTATACCTCTCTCGAGATAGTACGATATGTACCACCGTCGCCGACAGTCGAGCCACGTTTGAAACTCGCTGTTTGACATTGCAGTGATATCTGGTTGGTCAGAAGGCATGTTCAAGACTCAACTCACCTCGCAGATGCCTCTCAAGAGTCTCGCCATCACGATTGAACTCTTCTTGTCGCTGGTGTTTTCCTTCAAGCACGTCGCGTTGTCCAACCTCAACCGTCTCGGGGGCGATGATGTCGATGATGGTAATCGACTTGTGAATCTCTGAGCCGATGCGATGCAACCGATCCTCAGCTTGCTTATTGTCAACCGCTGACCACGATCGCTGTAAGAAGACTCCGGTATCGGCGCGCGTCAGTGTAATACCGATTCCGCCCGCTTTGATCGTAACGAGACAGATTCGCACTCGACCGTGCTGAAACGCATCGATAGAGTTCTGCCGTTCGTACGCGTTCTGCCCACCGACAATCTTTGAATACGTGATGTTAGCCTTGTCGAGTCTCTTTGCAGCGAGTTCGATAAGTTGTCGTGATTCAGCGAACACGACCGCTGGCTTGTTGCCGAGCTCGTCAAGAATCTCATCTAGGACATCGAGCTTATTGCTTGGTTCGGTGAGACGAACCGAGTACTTCTTGGTAGTGATTCCTGACACGGGATCGGTCTCATCGACTTCAACAAGTTCGGCGTATGATGAAGCGAACTGCGACAGACGCGTCAAGCGCGTGAGAACGTTTCTGGCAACGAGACGTCCGACTACTTGGTCATCGTCGTTCTCCACCGTTGTGATCATTCTGTCGCGCATCGCGTCGTACGCGCGCTTCTGCTTCGGCGACATTTCGGCGTATCGTGAAACATACACCTTCTCAGGAAGTTGTGGTAGAACGAGAGACTTAGGCATACGTCGCACATAGCGATCAACGATTCTGAAATACTCATCACGCGTCGCCGGATTGAGACCTATAACCGTCGCGCCACCAAATGGGTTGTATGTCGTGAGACACCATCGATCTGCGTACTTAGACCGAGTTGGAAACGCCTTCGGATCGATAAAGTAAAGCGCTGGCCAGACGTCGAGCGGCGTGTCAGCGACCGGTGTTCCCGTAAGACCGAGACGAAAAAGTGTCTTATCAGTCCGCAACGCCCAAAGTGCTCGTGTCTGCTTATTCGTAGGTTCTTTCGCACGATGAATCTCATCGGCAATGATGGTAACCCAATCGATAAGATTCAGCTCACGTTTACACCACTCGCACAGTATCTGTCGATTCTTGTGTTCCGTTTCAGTATCTCCGCGAAGCGTCTTATCGCAGACGATACAATGCCTAAGAGCGACTGAACCGAACGGTGCGAGTCGTGAATGACCACGCAACGCTTCCCAGTTAGCGATCAATACGTGCGCATCACCGTCTTGAATGCGCTTAATCTGCTTAAGACGCTGTACCCGACCACCGTCGAGAACAGAGACTTTGACACCAGGCCACCACTCGTTGAAGTGTGTCAGCCACCCGATCTTCATGTTGTTCGGGCAGACGACAAGTGCGGGAAATGGGTTAACTTTTTGCCGAGCGTACTCGATGAGCGTCATTACCGCTTGTACGGTCTTACCGGTACCCATATCGTCGGTAAGCAGTTTGCTTACAAACGAAAGCTCACCAGATTGTAAAGCGGTGACTTCGTGTTTCAAAAACTGCACGCCAGCACGTTGAAAGGGGTACAGACGTTCGTCACCGGGTCCATCGACTAAACCACGCAGTTCAAGTGCAGGATCGATCACAACTTCCTTGTGGCGCCATGCCCACTCAGTGAGTGACGGATCAATCGTAAGACGATCGCGAAAGAGGCCGCGCAGCGTCAAACAACCGGACCATGTAAGAGGAATTTCCCACGCATGACGCTTAATGTTGTCATAGGACGCACCGGGTACCGCACGAATAAGTTCTCTATCACGGTATTCCGTATGTACGACAATCATGTCGTTGATGCGTTCAGCGAGAGGCATCTCAATAAGTCTCGGACGATTCGCGTAGCTTGTGATTCGTGATCTGCACTTCCGCTTCCTCCTCGTTAGCCTGACGGTACTACTATATTAGGTAGATCGTCATCGAGCAACTCGTGCCACCATCCACTAGAGATAAGAAGTAGCACTACTTGTGCTTGCGCTCTTTTCAAGTTGCGTTGTCCAGGAACATACCATCCAAGTCGTTTCAGCAACGAATC